GTGCTACTTCAACACCAAATGGTGTATATGGAATATCCGATGTCCTTGAAGCACAGTTAAGATCAAATAGAACTCAAACAACACAATCTGATTCACCTATGACAAAGGTAGATAGATCTACTTATGCAGGTTTTTCAAACAAATTATCTCAAGGTACACCTAATCAATATTGGGTAGAGAGATTTATTGATAAAGTTAGAGTGCATGTTTATCCAACACCTGACTCTACAAATGCATCTAAAGATATGCATTTCTATTACATAAAAAGAATACAAGATGTTGGTGATTACACAAATGCAACAGATGTTCCATTTAGATTTGTGCCTTGTATGGTATCAGGATTAGCATTTTATTTAGCTCAAAAATATCAACCACAGTTAGTTCAACAAATGAAACTGTATTATGAAGATGAACTAGCTAGAGCACTAGCGGAGGATGGATCAGCTTCAAGCACATACATTACGCCTAAAGCTTATTATCCAGGAACATAATGTCAGTATTTAAAGCAGTAGGACTTGCACCCAAAATTAAATTAAAACTTTTAGAATATTTAAACGATGCTAAAAGCAGTTTAGGAAAATTTAAACCAGATTTAAATAATAAATCTTCTAGACAAAGTTTAAAATTTAGTGAAGAAGGTAAAAGTGAAGCTCAGTCCTATGTTGAACAAGGATATGATTTAAAAATACCAGAAAACATAGATAGAAGTTTGGGGTCCATATCTTCTGAAATTCAAAAAGGAAATAAAAATACTGCCATGCAAGAAATTGAAGAATTAATGAGAGACCTAGGAGATAATTAATGGCAAAGTACGCAACAGGTAAACACGCAAAAGCAATATCAGATAGATCTGGTGTGGAGTTTCCATATAGAGAAATGGTCAGAGAGTGGAACGGATCTTTCGTACATGTATCTGAGTTTGAACCAAAGCAACCACAATTAGAACCAAAACCAATTTCTGCAGATGGTATTGCATTACGGAATGTTAGAAGCGATAGAACAGAAAATGCTGTTCCTTATTCTTTACCAGAAAATGCGTTTGAAACTCTTTCATCAGGTTCAGGAATTATAAACGTAACAGCACCTGGTCATGGTTTAACAAATGGCACAACATATAGATTTAGAGGTCCATCAGCATTAGTTACTGGTGGTGGAGGAACATTTCAATACAACAATCCAGCAGATTTTGATGGTATATTAGGTTCTAATGTAGCTAAAGCCGCTGGATATGCAATAACAACAGGTATATACAGAGATGGTGCAAGAGTTAGCACAGATTATGCTGTTGCTAATTTTTTCTTTTTTACAGTTGATACAAATACTGCTACAATTGGTGGAGTAAAAGGAGGAGGGATTGGTTGTTCAGTAGGACCAGTCACACTAAGCTCATGATTAAAAAAATTAAAAATTTTATTTGTAAATTATTAGGTATTAAACAATGTGCATGTTCAGAGGATATGGATCCACATGAAGAATTAATGTTACATGTGCCAGAACCAGAAATACCTTTATATAATCATAAATTAGAAAAAATAAATAAAAAACATAAAAAGGATTCTAAATAATGGCTGGATTAAGTGCATCAGGATTAAAAACTCAAATAAGAAGTTATACCGAAACAGACTCAAATGTTTTGTCTGATACTGTTTTAGAAAATATTATTTTAAATGCACAGTATAGAATATTTAGAGATATTCCTATAGATGCAGATAGAAAACAACAAACAGGTAATTTAGTTGCTGGACAAGAAACTATTAATGCTCCAGCAGGAGCAGTGTTTATTAGAGGAATACAGGTTTATGATTCTACTTCAGCAACAACAGCCGATAATGTTTGGTTAGAAAAAAAAGACATTACATATTTACAAGAATATGTTTCATCAACTGCATCTGCTAAAAGAGGTCAACCTAAGTATTATGCTATGTTTGGTGGTGGAACGGGGGAGTCAGATACTACATCTGGCAGAATGATGTTTGCTCCTGTACCTGATACAACATACAAATTTAGAGTTCATTACAATGCGGCTCCTGCGTTATTAGAGAACAATGATACCAATTATATCAGTCTTAACTTTCCAAATGGCCTATTATATTGTTGTCTATCAGAAGTATATGGGTTTTTAAAAGGCCCGATAGATATGTTGACATTATATGAAAATAAATATAAACAAGAAGTACAAAAGTTTGCTAACGAGCAAGTTGGTAGAAGACGAAGAGATGACTACACTGATGGCGCTGTTCGTATACCAATAACCTCAGCAAACCCGTAGGAGATTAAATTATGGCAATAACATCGGCAATATGTAATAGTTTTAAACAAGAAATTTTAGTCGGCACACACAATTTTACAGCAACAAGTGGTAACACTTTTAAAATAGCTTTATTTACAAGTGATGCATCTTTAGGTGCAAGCACAACAGCTTATTCAACTTCAAACGAAATTACAAATTCATCAGGAACTGCATACACAGCAGGTGGTGCAACATTAACAAGTGTTACTCCAACTCTAGATTCATCAACTGCAGTTTGTGATTTTTCAGATGTTAGTTATACTTCAGCATCTTTCACTGCAAATGGTGCATTAATATACAACGATACTCAATCAGATAAAGCCGTAGCTGTTATAGCTTTTGGTGGAGACAAAACAGTTTCTTCCGGAACTTTTACAATTCAATTTCCTGCAGCAGACGCATCTAACGCAATAATCCGTATAGCATAAGGAGGAGCTCCTTATGGCTAATTCTTGGAACGAGTCAGGCACAACCTGGAGCACCGGACGTTGGGGAACAACTGACGCTATAACAAGTGGTTGGGGTGCTGACGCTTGGAACACTGGTGGTTCATGGGGCCAGGCTACTGATGAATTAGTTTTATTAACTGGTGTATCTGCAACTTTTTCTATAGGTGAAGTAGTATCGGGATCAAACACAGGCTGGGGTCGTGACTTCTGGGGTGAAGAACCTTGGGGCGAAAGTTTTGATCCAGTCATTACGCTTTCGGGGTTATCAGCGACTATTTCATTAGGTGATTCAGAAGAATTTAATGAAAGAGGTTGGGGAAGATTAAGTTGGAACCAAGCTGATTGGAATGAAGGTGCAGATGAAACTGTATCTGTTTCAGGTATTGAAGCAACAGCTTCACCAGGATCTATAACTATGGGTGTTACATATCTATTAGAAATGATAGGTGCTAACCACTCAATGACAACAAGTGTTGGTAGTCTTGATATTGATGCTGAATTAGGTGTGCCTGTAACAGGAGTATCTGCAGAATTTGCAACACCAACTATGAGTTATGTTGGTCATACTGTTGGTTGGGGTAGAAATGAATGGGGAGAAGACAGTTGGGGAGAAAGTCCAGATGAAGTCATTACCTTAGTTGGTAGAAGTATAGAAACTAGTATTTCAGCAGCTAACAGTTGGGGAGATAGTACATGGGATGCTAATTACGTTTGGGGTGGAACACCTGATGTAACTATAGAAACAGCGTATGATTTATCTGGTCAAGCAGCAACAACAGGAGTTGGATCTTTTAGTTTTGTAATTAGTCCAACAATTGGTCTTGATGGACAATCATCAACAGTATCTTTAGGAACTATGGGTGTTGCTTTTGGTGTAAGCACTGAACCAATAGCAGGTAGAGCAGCAACAACATCTTTAGGTACTTTAGGATTAGAATTTGGTCCAGGTGAAATTACCGGTGTTTCAGCAACAACATCTGTTGGATCAATGACAACATCAGATGCTCAAATATTAGACTTAACAGGAGTATCATCAACTTTTGCTATAGGATCTATATTACCTGCAGATGTAGTAGGTTTAACAGGTATTGCAGGAACATTTTCTGTAGGTGCTATATCACCAGTAGATGTTGTACAAGGTTTAACAACAAGTCAAATAACATCAAGCACAGGATTATTAGGAATAGAGGCTTATGCAAATATTGACACGGGTTCAAATACGAGCTATAGTAACGTATCAACAGGATCAAATAGTAGTTATTCTTCTGTTGCAACAGGATCAAATACAAGTTATAGTGACGTCGCATAGGAGATAAAATATGGCATCAACATATACGGGACTAGGAGTAGAACTTCAAGCAACTGGTGAAAACGCCGGAACATGGGGAACTAAAACTAATACAAATTTACAACTTATAGAACAAATTTCAGGTGGCTTTACTCAGCAATCGATTGCTGGTAGTGCACAAACAACAACTTTATCTGTTTCTGATGGATCAACTGGTGCAGTTCTTGCACACAGAATGATAGAATTTACTGGAACTATTACAGGAAATCAAATCGTAACAATACCTTTAGACGTTCAAACTTTTTATATTTTAAGAAATTCAACATCAGGTGCATATACAGTACAATTTAAATATGTATCTGGATCTGGAGATTCATTTACTTTTTCTACAACAGATAAGGGAGATCAATTAATATTTGCATCAGCTAATGATGGAACTAATCCCGATATCATTACTTTAGCTTTTGGTGACGGAGACGTTACAACAACTGGAACACAAACTTTAACAAACAAAACTTTAACTTCACCTAAAATTGGTACTTCAGTTTTAGATACGAACGGAAATCAATTAGCTTTACTTACAGCTACTAGTTCTGCGGTAAATGAGTTTACAATCGCTAACGCTGCAACAGGAAATGATCCAACATTATCTGCAACAGGAGATGATTCAAATATTGATATAGCTATTAAACCAAAAGGAACTGGTGAAACTGTTTTTGGAACAGGAGCAGCGAACGCTACAATAACAACTAGTGGAGCACACGATTTAATATTAGATACTAATTCTGGAACAAACTCTGGAACAATTACAATTACAGATGCAGCTAATGGAGATATAACTATCGCTCCTAACGGAACTGGAGTTGCTAAAGCAGTAGACGCAGGAGATTCTACTGGTGCAATTAAAATTGCAGGAAAAGAAACTATTTGGGTACCAGCAGTTGCTATGTATCCTAATACTACAAATGGTTGTGCTGGACTTGCACAAACAGAATTAAGTAATGGACCTGAATTAAAAACTTTAGATTTTGACAAAGACTCAGACGAATTTGCACAGTTTGCTGTTGCTTTTCCTAAATCATGGAATGAAGGCACAGTAACTTTTCAAGCATTTTTTACAGCTGCTACAACAAACACTGGAACTACATCATGGGCTTTACAAGGAGTAGCACTAGCAGATAATGGAGATTTAAACACTGCATTTGGTACTGCAGTTGCACCTACAGCCAAAGCAATGAGTGGTACATCAAACGATTTAGCAGTAACAGCAGAAAGTGGAGCAGTCACAATAGCAGGCTCACCTAGTACAGATGAGTATGTATTTTTTCAAATATCTAGAGATGTATCTGCAGATGATTTAACAGCTGATGCAAAACTATTAGGTATTAAACTATTCTTTACTACTGATGCTGCTAACGACGCGTAATAGAAGCATATTATGAAGGACGATAAATTAAATTTTATTTCTCAAACAGGAGAAGGTTCTAATAAAAAAAGAACATCAGTAAGATCACGAAGACAAAAATCTTTTGGCTATCAAATATTAGGTTTTGGTGGAGGAAGTGGTGTTACACCAGTAGAAGTAAGTTATTTAGTAGTCGGTGGCGGCGGTGGTGGAGGAGACTCGGGCCAAGGCGGAGGAGGCGGAGCAGGGGGATATAGAAATTCCTTTGACGGACCAACTCCTTTAAAATCATCTACCATTGAAATAGGAGGAGATATTCCTATAACTGTTGGTGGCGGAGGAGCAGTAGACGTAAATGGCTCTAATTCAGTATTAGATACAATAACATCCACAGGTGGTGGTAATGGAGACAATCAAGGACCAACTGGTGGAGAACCTGGTGGATCTGGTGGCGGTGTAAGGAATCCCGGTGGAACGGGAGGATCTGGTAACGCTGGAGGATTTAGTCCCCCAGAAGGTAATAATGGTGGAACAAACCCAGGCCCTCAAGGATCAACAGGTGGTGGAGGATCTGGCGCTGCTGGAAACGGTGGTAATCCAGGAGGTTCAGCAAGTGGAGGAAATGGTTTAGCATCTTCAATTACAGGATCATCTGTCACAAGAGGTGGCGGAGGAGGTGGTGGTTCAGGACACCCTAGTCCGGCACAAGGAGGTTCCGGTGGTGGAGGAAATGGACAAACAAATCCTAGTTCACCTGCACCTGCAACAGCTGCAACAACAAACTCTGGTGGTGGCGGTGGAGGATCAGGAGACCATGGTGCACCTCAAGCAGCGGGAGCTGGAGGATCAGGTATTGTTATTGTAAGAGCACCAAGTGCTGTTAGTATGGCAGTTTCACCAGGCACAAACTCGGTAGCGAGTTGTGTTGGTTCTTGTAATGAAAGAGTTGCAACTTTTACGGTTTCTGGTACATTAACTATTAGTTAATGTTATTTGACACTATAAAGAGAAAGCAATATTTAGTTTGTGATAATTTACTTTCATCAACAGAGCAAAATACAATTAAAAATACTTTGTTTGATGTTTATTTTCCGTGGTTTTTAATAGAACACAGAGACAACAAAGACAATTTTACTTCTACTAATTTAAAATCTAAAAATAAAAATGTTAAAGAATATGTAAAATTAGTTCATAGCTTTTACAAATTAGGAGAAACAAATGCCTCTCCTCATAAAAATGTGGTAAATCTAATATTACAAAAAATATTACGTAAATTTAATCTAACACAAATTAATTTAATTAGAGCTAAAGCTAATTTACAAACTTCAAGTTCAAGTGTAAAAAAAAATAACCATAGCACACCTCACACAGATACAAACGATAAGCACTTGGTTATCATATATTATGTAAATAATTCAGATGGAGACACAATCATTTTTAACAACAAAAAAGTTTTTAAAAAAATATCTCCTAAAATGGGTAGAATATTAATATTTGATGGATCTTTAAAGCACGCGGCTGGATATCCTATTAAGTCTCAAATTAGAAGTGTGATAAATATAAACGTAAAATAAGATTGACTATTCGTCATAAACATTATACTATAAAAATATAAAGACATATGAACTTAATAAATTATTACTGGTACTTTAAAAAAGCCATACCTGAAAGAATATGTGATGATATAGTTCGTCACGGAAAATCTATTAAAGATCAAATGGCTGTTACTGGTGGCTATGGTCAAAAAAAATTAAATACTAAACAAGTAAAAGATTTAAAGAAAAAAAGAGATTCAAATATTGTTTGGATGAATGATAGATGGATATACAACGAAATACAACCTTATGTTAATTTAGCAAATAAAAATGCTGGGTGGAATTTTGAATGGAGCCACTCTGAATCTTGTCAATTTACTAAATATGAAAAAGGTCAATTTTATGATTGGCATTGTGATAGTTACCACCAACCTTATGATATCCCTAACGATCCAACACATGGCAAAATTAGAAAATTATCCGTTACTGTATCTTTATCTGATCCTAAAGATTATAAGGGCGGTGAACTTGAATTTGATTTTAGAAATTTGGATCCTGATAAAAAAAGAAATATTAGAAAATGCACAGAAATATTACCAAAAGGATCTTTGGTTGTGTTTCCAGGTTTTGTGTGGCACAGAGTTTGTCCAGTTAAAAAAGGGTCAAGATATAGTTTAGTAATATGGAATTTAGGATGGCCGTATAAATGATTTTTCCAAAACAATTAAATTTAGAAGAACATTTTAAATGTCCTATTTGGTACGCGGATGAACCAAAGTATGTTGATAAATTAAATAAAGCATCAAACAGTTATATTAAAAAGGCTAGTAAAAATTTAAAAAAAGTTAGAGATAAACGTAATAAAAAATTTGGCGATAGAGGAGATATGGGACAGGTGTTTCATTCAAAATCTTTAATTGGTGATCCTAAATTTAAAGAATTGCAAAACTATGCGTGTGCAACTTCGCATAATCTTTTAAATGAAATGGGTTTTGACTTAACTAATTATCAAGTGTTTATTACAGAAATGTGGGTGCAAGAATTTGCAAAAGATGGTGGCGGACACCACACTTTACACACACATTGGAATGGTCACATATCGGGTTTTTATTTTTTAAAAGCTAGTGAGGCTACTTCTTTTCCAATGTTTGAAGATCCACGGCCAGGTAATGTTATGAATCTTTTACCAGAAAAAGATAAAACAAAAATTACACAAGCAAGTTCACAGATAATGTACAAAATAAAACCAGGTAGAATTATGTTTTTTCCATCGTATATGCCTCATCAATATGTTGTAGACTTGGGTTATGAACCATTTAGATTTATACATTGGAATTGTCAGGCCATATCAAAATCAATACAAAATTACAGACTACTACGTTATTAAACTATGCAAATAACACAAATAGATAATTTTTTAGAAGAACCAACACAAATTTATGAAAGGTGTAAAAAACTACCTTTTTATTCTTTAAAACAATTTAATAAAAAATTTAATGAAAAACAATCTTGGCCGGGTGTAAGAACACAATCAATACCTCAAGTTGATAAAATTATTTTTGAAACTGTTGTAAAATCAATGATGATTTATTTTAAAGATCTTTTTCAAAAAGATGTGCCTCTTGAGATGTATGTTCACAAAAGAAATAAAAACATTAAAAACCAAGATTGGATGCACACCGATCATCAAGACGGACGTTTATATACAGGATTATTATATCTATCTAAAACAAATTTAAATTCAGGTACAATGTTCTATAACATAAAAAAACAACCTATAACTGACGTAAAGTTTGTTCAAAATAGAATGTTGTTATTTGATAGTAGATATTTACATTCTGCTTATGGACATCATAACGGAAGATTAAATGTAACGATATCAATTTATGGAGATAATAGATGACACCATTAGTTCATTTTCCACAAGTGGTTGGCGTTAGTGATTGTCCATTTATTAAACAAATACAAAGTGACTATAAAAAAATTATATTAAAGTATAAATATGATGAGTATGGTTTTTGTAAAGAAGAGCCACACTCTAATAAAAAATTTAATAAATTAAATAAATGGATTGATAGTGAGGTAAAAAAATTTATAAAGTTACATGAATATAAAGATAAATTTGTATGTAAAGATTCATGGATATATGATTATAAGATAGCTAGTAATCAACCTTATCACAACCACCCAGGATATGTAATATCAATGGTGTTTTTTCTTGAGGGATATGAAGAGGATTCTGGTTTAATTTTTACAAACCCTGTTCCAGACATGAAAAATGCTCTAGGTGAAACTACAAAAAATTATGTAAAAACAAATATGTGGACAAATAGAACAATCACACATCCACCAAAATCTGGTAGATTGTTTATTTGGAGAAGTTATTTAATGCACGGTGTAAAAAATAAAGTTAAAAAATGTAAAAGAATAATATTTTCATATAATTATGACAAAAAATAAAATCTATGGAGGAAAAAATGTCATTTAAAAAAAATAAATACACAGTTTTAAAAAGAGCTATTAGTAAAGAAATGGCTGATTTTTGTTTTGCTTATTTTTTAAACAAAAGAAAAGTAGCTAGATTTTTATTTGATCAAAAATATATTTCTCCCTACACAGACTATTATGGAATATGGTCTGATCCTCAAGTTCCAAATACCTATTCACACTATGGCGATTTAGTTATGGAGACTTTACTACAAAAAGTAAAACCAATTATGGAAAAACATACAAGTATTAAATTATCTGAAACGTATTCTTATGCAAGAATATATAAAAAAGGTGATGTGTTAGCTAGACATAAAGATAGATTTAGTTGTGAAATATCCACTACTTTAAATTTAGGGGGTGATGACTGGCCAATATTTGTTGATCCAACAGGTAAAGAAGGACAAGCTGGTATTGAAATAATTCTTAAACCTGGAGACATGTTAATATATTCTGGTTGTGATTTAGAGCATTGGCGAGAAGAATTTAGAGGAGATACTTGCGGACAGGTATTTTTACATTACAATAAAAAAGGTTCTAAAATAGCTAGAGAAAATGAGTTTGACAAAAGACCTTTTATAGGATTACCTGCTTGGTTCAAGGGCTTTACTTCAATTAAAAAATAAGATATATAGCAACTTCTATGGCACATTTTGCAGAAATAAAACAGGAAACTGACCCTACAGGATTTACTACAAACACATATTGGATTGTTCAAAGAGTTGTTGTGGTAGGTAATGATGTGGTTCCATCAGACATGCATGTTGATGGAGAGACATGGTGTATTAATTTTTTTAAAGGTGGAACTTGGAAACAAACTTCTTATAATAGTAATTTTAGAAAACAATATGCAGGTATTGGATATAGATACGACGAATCAAACAACGTGTTTATAAGACCACAACCTTATGTTTCATGGTCTTTAGACGATAACCATGATTGGAAAGCACCACTGCCTCAACCTTCTCCCATTACATTTACTGAAGATGGTGAAGAAAAATTTTATATGAGAGATTGGGATGAAAGTGCTTACCAAGCGGATAATACAAAAGGTTGGATAGCAAGAGGTCCAAACGATGCCTTGTACGATTGGAATGGTTCTGAGTACGTAGCTCAATAGTTTTTGTTTGTTTCTCCCATTTTTTTAAAAGATGACAGTTAATCAAAAACCCTATATATTAAATAGTTATGCTACAAAAAATAGGTTTTCAGCCCGGTATTAACAAACAGATATCAGAAACTACAGCAGAAGGACAGTGGGTAGATTGTGATAATGTTAGATTTAGATATGGATCACCAGAAAAAATAGGTGGTTGGAATCAATTAGGTAACGTTAATGAAAACGAATTAACTGGTGCAGGTCGTGGACTTCATCACTATGTCAATAGTTTAGGTAGAAGATACGCTATTATAGGCACAAATAGAATTTTATACGCATACTCTGGAGGTGTGTTTTATGACATACACCCGATTAAAACTACAACAACGCTTACAAGTGCATTCACCACGACTAACGGATCATCAACTGTTACAATAACTTTCTCATCTGGTCATGGTATTAACCCTCAAGATATTATTTTATTAGATAACTTTACTACAATTACAGGATCTAACTTTGGTGCATCTGATTTTGATGATAAAAAATTTATGGTAACATCTGTGCCAACAACTACAACTATTACAATTACAATGCCATCAAATGAATCTGGATCTGGTGCAACTACATCTGGTGGTATTAGAGTTCAACACTACTACACTGTGGGTTCAGCCGTGCAAGAAAAAGGTTTTGGTTGGGGACTAGGATCTTATGGTGGAGAAGCATCATCTGCTGTAACTACAACTTTGAACGGGGCACTATTAGATGATACAGCAGGAACAGGTGGTTCTGGGACTTCTATTGTTTTAGCTGATGCAACACAGTTTCCTAGCACAGGAACTAACTTTATAAAAGTAGGAACAGAAGAAATATCTTATACAGGAGTTACAAGTGGCACTACATTAACAGGTATTACAAGAGCTGTTAGAGGAACAACAAGAGCTGCACATAGTGATGGTGCAACTGTAACTAATACAACAGACTTTGTTGCATGGGGTGAAGCTGCATCAGGAGATTTAGTTCTTGAACCGGGTATGTGGTCACTAGATAATTTTGGTGACAAAGCAATTTGTTTAATACACGACAGTGCTGTATTTGAATGGGACTCTAGTTTATCAAATGCAACAGACACTAGAGCAACAATTATATCTGGTGCACCGACTGCATCAAGACATATGGTAGTATCAACACCAGATCGTCACTTAGTTTTTTATGGAACAGAAACAACAATAGGTAATACATCAACACAAGATGATATGTTTATTAGATTCTCGGACCAAGAAGATATAAATACGTATACACCAACAGCAACTAATACTGCTGGTACACAAAGACTGGCCGACGGATCACAGATTAGAGGCGCTATCAGAGGTAGAGATGCATTGTATGTTTGGACTGATACTGCATTGTTTACACAACGTTTTGTAGGTCAACCGTTTACATTTGCTTTCTCTCAAGTTGGAACTAACTGTGGACTTGCAGGACAAAATGCATGTGTAGAAGTTGATGGTGCTGCTTACTGGATGTCAGAGAATGGTTTCTTTAGATATGCAGGTAGATTAGAATCGTTACAATGTTTAGTAGAGGATCATGTTTACGATGATATAAATATAGAGTCTGGTAATCAAATGATATCTGCTGGATTAAATAATTTGTTTGGTGAGGTTATATGGTTTTATCCTAGCTCAACATCTTCTGTTGTAAATAAAATGGTTTCTTATAATTACTTTGACTCATCACCACAAAGACCTGTATGGACTGTTGGCACACTTGCTAGAACTATGTGGCAAGATTCAGCAGTATTTAGTTTACCACACGCTTTAGAATATGATGCTAGCACTGATACATCTTTTGATGTGGTTGGAAACACTGAAGGTAGAACAGCATACTACGAACACGAAACAGGAACAGATCAAAATAAAAATGGTACGATCACAGCCATAACAGCAAACATATCATCAGGTGATTTTGACATTACACAAGCAAGAGCACAAGGAACTGGACAAGCAACGGGTGTTGCAACGTTTAGAGGTGATGGTGAATTTTTAATGAAGATAAGAAGATTTATACCTGACTTCATATCTCAAACAGGAAATACACAAGTTACATTACAACTAAGAAACTTTCCAAATGATAGTCAAGCTAGCTCTGCACTTGGACCTTTTACTATTTCATCATCTACTCAAAAAGTAGATACACGTGCAAGAGCAAGAGCGATTGCATTAAAAATAGCAAACACAGGTGCATCGCAAAGTTGGAAGCTGGGAACTTTTAGATTAGACACACAACCCGATGGACGTAGATAATGGCAAAAATAGTACAAGTATTAACAAGACCATCAAAACAATATGACTATACAGTTGCTGAATCACAAACAAGAGATTTAGATGGTATCATAATAAAATTAAATACTACATATCAACAAGAATTAAAGGATGAGGTAGAAGCTCAAAACTTCTTTTTAAATTAATGGCTAATAGTTTTATAAATAAAAAAACAGATTTAACTACAACAGATCTTACTACACTTTATACAGTGCCTAGTGCAAAAACAGCTGTTGTAAAATCTATATTAGTTTCTAATGATTCAGGATCTGGTTGCAATATAGATGTTACTTTAGTAGATGCTAATAGCAACATATTTAGTTTATTTAAAACAAAGACTATAGCAACGGTTACTACAACAGAACTTTTAACCAACCCACTTGTAATGGAAGAAAGTGAAATATTAAAGGTACAAGCTTCTGACGCGAACGAGCTGCACGTTATAGCTTCAATATTAGAAATACAGCCAAGAGAGGTAACAACATAATGCAAGAAATAAAACCAGAGAAAATAGTAGAAAAGATAACAAATAAAAAAACAGGTGAAGAGTATAAGAATGATAATGAGTGGAAAACAAAAGGTATAGCTCCAGAAGATATTAGAAGAGATATAACAGTATTTATGCCAAGTCTTGATTTATTTGGCAAAACAAAATAGGATAGATAGATGGCCATAACTAGAGCACAAATAGCAAAACAATTACTAGCAAAAGGGGGACGTACCGGATTTAGAGTAGGTACAGGAGAAGGTAAAGATACGTCTGGGAGAGATTATGGGGGATCACCTGATAGAGATTTTGGTGGTGGAGGAGATGGACCTAAAGGTCTTAGGTTGAGAGGAACCATAGATAGAAGACCACCAATTATAACTCCAGAACCAAAACCAGACATGAGTCAAATTCAAGCAATGCTTAATAGAACCTTTGCTGTTGAAAAACCTACACTTAATATGAGAGCTAGAAATGTTGCAGATAATTTTTTATTATCAAGAGCTGTAAGAGGATTAGCTGGTCTTTTTCCTAACGCACCAGATTTTGTACAACAACCAGATTTTGGTCCCGCTAATCAAAGATTATTATATCAACAAATGATGGCACAAGGACCACGAACCATGGACACCATGCCAAAAGAAGAAGAAGAAGAAAAAGAACCATTTAGATTAGCACCTAGGTTTGCAGCAGAAGGTGGATCTATGAATGATGAAGTTGTGGGTGGAGAAATGGATTTTGAATCTGCAAGACAGATGTATGGTTTAGGTAAACTTGTTAAGAAAGTTACAAGAACAGTTAAGAAGATAGCAAAGTCACCTGTAGGTAAAGCTGCAATAGCATATGGTTTGTATCAAGGTTATCAAAATCCTGCATTTAAAAAATTTTTATTTGGAGCACCGGCTCCATTAGCTAGTAGGGCAGGAACTAGTAGACAATTTGTTATGGGTCCAGCAACAAAAGGTATTTTTGGTGTAGGTGGTAAACTAACAAACATGGGTGCTTTAAAAGGCATCGTAGGATTATCAACAGTGGCAGGTTTAACAGCTGATCAACAAGAAGATGAAACAGTATCACCAGAACAGTTAGGACCAAGGTTAAATATACCTGAATATAGAAGAGATCCTTTTGGTAATTTAGCAATAAGATTTAGAGCTGAAGGTGGGTCTACTGAACAAAAAGAACCAGTAGCAAAGAAAACTATGCCATTATTAAACATGGGTGGCATGGAAAAAGACTATAGAGAAGACGGTGGTTTTGTGCCTATCGGACGTATGGAAAAAGCAGACGATGTGCCTGCAAGATTATCTAAGAATGAGTTTGTATTTACAGCTGATGCAGTTAGAAATGCAGGTGAGGGAGATGTGGACAAAGGTGCAGAAGTTATGTATAATATGATGAAAAACC